CAGCATCAATAATAATTTCATTAACATCTCCTATGTACAGCCGCAGTAATGCGTCCCTGTCCTTAATTAACATCTCGATCTGTTGATTAAGAGCATTTATTTTTGCCTTGAGAGCCTCTTTAGACTTTGCCTTCTTTGACACGTAGCTTCTTAAAGTTAGGATCGTTAAGGTACTTGAGGATTACTCGCTGACGTCCTGCAGCATCGTCCCATGCCACATTCTCGTCTTTCATCCACTGCTCTAGCATATGCATTGGCACCGTACCGACTAGCCACTTTTCTTTGTCTTTACTGACGCCGATACCGCTATCGCGGAGCTGCTTTGCCCGATCAAGATATGCGGTATTGTCATACTGCTTTTCGACGATCAGCTTGCCATCGTGCTCACTAACCTTCTCTTTTATCTTCATTCTGCAGCCTTCTTTTTAGGCGCACGCTTAGCTTTTGGCTTAGTTTTTGGCTTGGGCTCATCAACCTCTTCTACGGCGTTACCCAAGATTCTCGCGCCATCCTCTGACAATTCGATGAGATCACCACGGCTGTATTTTTTAAGGTCATACCAAATGTTCGACTTAACTACCTTGTACATAACTAACTCCAATTAAAAAAAAGGGCCCCGAAGGGCCCAGAGTGTCACGCCTCTTACGAAGTTGTAAGGTCTGCGACCATACCAGAAGCTGCCTCGTTGCGGCTTACCAGAGTCGCCTCTGTAACCACTTGACGCTTACTTGCATCACCAGTCTTCGCAAGCTCAGTTTGCTTGGTCGGACGTAGTGTCGCGATAGCAAACTTGTCGCTTTCGATAACGTAAACATCACGCGCACGACATTGGCGGGAAGGAACGAATTCGACCGTCCCCCACGGCGTAACATATACGTCGACCGCGTTGATAACAGCATTAGTGCCACCAACAGAAGCGCCGATAGTTGAACGCTGGTTATTCATACCAGTGAACGCAAGCGCCTTGGTCATTTGGAATGCGTTTAAATAAACCTTGTCGGGGTTTCCTCCACTCTCCCAGCATGACTGCATAACGTCATCGAAAAGCGCCTGAGTAAACGCACGCTGAGTACCATCAGTACGAACATCAGAGCCGTCACCGCTGGAATCAGCACCACTAGCGCCCTTTGATGTGTTAGTTGCAATCCATGCACCAAGACCGGCCATCTTACGGGCTACAGTAGATGAGCCAGTAACCGCTGCTTGGTTTAGGAAGCACGCACGCTCCATATCGAGCTTCTGCTCAGAGAGAACCTGCAAGATCTGGTAGCCCATCTCCTTGCCTCGGCCAGCCTTAGAAAGGCCCGCGTCGGTGTCAGAAACGATAACCGCATTCTTGTAGATCTGAGTACGATTCCCGAGTCGAGTTACGCTGGTGCGTGCCTCGAACGTGGTTTCGTTACCTTCAATGTGAGCGTTGTCTGCTGCAGCACGAAGTGTGTCAGTGCTCCACTCGTGCAGAGTGTTTGACGCTGAAACTTTTGCACACGAAGACAGGAAAGGTGTCTCTGTGGGCGAGATGTTGTAGATCACATCCGACAAATCCTCACGGATTGAATTCATGTCGTATGAATCATGGGTATTAGATACCTGTGCCATGACTATATCCTCAATTTAGGAAAACAAATATTCAAGAGCATCATTCATGCTCCCACTTTTTTTCATGCGGGCTCGCGCATCTTGCTGCTTCTTGTTTCGGTTCTGCCGCTTCTTTGCGCCCGCTTTCACAACGCGCTTGGGTTTTGGCTTGGCGTCTTTGATGGCTTTGTCAGCGCCTGCTTCGACATCTAACAATTCCGAAAAACGATGAAGGATACGAATGGTGCGTGCATCGGTAACACCAGCGATCTCTTCTGCCGTAAATCCAAACTTCTCCGCAGTGCGCAAGATGCGATCACGCGCCGCGGGTGCTGTTTCCGGGTTAGCAAATTCTGGAATCTCTGTTTTAAGAGTTTCTAGCTGCTCCGAAACGTATGCCCTTTGTGCCTGCTCTTGAGCGTGCTGGACATACTGCTCTGTTTGCTGCTGGAGTTGCACGGCTTCTTGGTACTCCTGCAATTCGCGTCTATAGCGAGCCTCTGCCTGATTGTAGGCCACGAAGTCTGTTTCAATAAGACTTTCGTCTGGAGGTGTTGGCGGCATACCAAAACCGGGCTGCTGCTGTCGTTGGTTCAGCTGCATTTGGTATTGCTTCGCCTGCTCCAGTAGAGCGTTAGTTTGCTCTGCGAGCTTGAGCTTGTCGGAAAAAGTTTTACGTTGCTCAGCGACCTCGGACATACCCTTCTGGATAAATTCTTGCCCGCTGTAACCACGCTTTAGCTCTTCGAGGGTTACCTCATACTCCTTGCCGTCGACCTTGACGGTGTATGTATCAAAGTCCTCTTCAGCCTCCTCTTCGTCGATCTCCTCGCCTTCATCGTCACCAAGCTCGTCTACCTCTTCTTCCTGTACCTCCGACTCGTCTACCTCCTCGTACTCAGCCTCTTCGGCCTCTTCCTCGTAGGTATCCTCTGCCTGAGCAGTAGGTTCCGCTGCTTGCTGTGTAAATAAAGACTCTAGCGCCTCGTTAATCGATGCGTCGTTGCTCAATTCATCAGTCGTGTCCACGGTGCTGATCTCCTCTCGTTTCTGTCGTGGATCGCCTCATCCGTTAGGATTTGGGCCATACGATCCTCAAACTTTGCTAACGCCCTCACTAAGTGATGGGCTTCCTCCCGGTCTTCCTTGGAAGAGTGCGGGTTCAGGAAGACGTTGGCCGCGTCCTCCTTAATCTCTTCGATCATCATGTTGAAGGCCTCATCCTCTTGCAGCCTGCGAACATGAGTCGCTCTATCTTTTATATTCATTACTGGTATCTAGGCTCGTTTTGCATCTGTTTGATGCGCTCGACCTCTACGGCCGTTCCATACTTGCCCAACAGCTCTGCTGCTGACAGCAATAAATCTTGGTCCATTTGATCGCGTTTCAAGTCATCTGCCGCAATCGCTTTCTGCATTTCTAGCTGCATTTTAGCCTGATCTGACTGCATTTTGGCCTGCATCTTCATCTGCTCTGCCTGCAAGAACGCTGCATTAGGATCGGCTTGCTGCTGTCCCTGTGCTGCCTGTTGCTGTTGCATCATCTGCTGCTCAAGCTGTGGATTCATTGGCATAAAGTAACGGTCAGAATTGCGCACCCCGGATATAGCAAGGATATCAGCCAATGTATTGCGAATGTTAGTCAGTGACACCATCCCATTACCCGGGCCATACGCTTGAAATACCTGCATTTGCATACCGAGCGCTTGATTTAACACCGCGACCTTCTGATCTTCTTGCCCGGTTCCGAGGCCTACGTTAATGCTCAGGTCCATAGACGCATTCCATGACCGAGGATCGACTGGCACGTACTGATCGCCACTGAGACGCATCATGACCTGCTCATCGACATTCTCTACCATACACTTAAGCATGAGCTTAAATAGCTGGCGCATACCGCCTTCTGCTAGGTTTCGCGCCATCACCTCTATCTGTGCAGCCTGCGCTGTGACAGTAGCCTGTACTGCTGTTGCAGTCTGATTTTGCAGCGCATTTGCTGAAAGGCCAGTAGACGACTTTGTGACGCCCGTCTTATCTTCGACCTGCTGATCAAAATACTGTAAGGCAGAAAGGGTCTGTCCTGCCACAAATGGCACTGCCTGCGCGTTTATAGCGCCAGCTTGTTTGACGCGTATAACACCACCAATCTCATTGTTAAGTAAGTCATCCACATTGACCGCGCCATCAACAATCTCGATACGAGGATTGTTAGTCAAAGCGACGTTGTCTAGAACGCCGCGCAGCATTGCTGTTGAAGCATCCTGATCGTTAATAATCAGGTCGGCAATAGAGCGGCCGTAGAATGTGTGAGGCTCAGGATCTACCTCGAACACGGCAAACGGTACATGCGCAAAGGGCTCGTAGTCGAGCAGCTTATACTTGTTGCCACCGAGCGTGATCTTATGTAGCTGCGGTATGCCAGTGCCCTCTGTATCGATTTTCATGTAGCACTCAGTTACAAGCACCACGCGCATCGATGGATCCATGTAGCTTTGTGTATCGTCGGTCTCGTCGTACCCACGACGCTCAAATCTTTCTGCCTCTGCGTAGCTGTCAGTGTCGCTATCACCGCCTAAGTCATAAACGTCGTCATAGTCATAACCCATAGCTACAAGGTCGCCTACACGCATCTCAGTGCGGTGAGCGACGATGTATGCATCATCGATAGACCGAGCATCTCGATTCACAAAAAACTCTTCTGGCGGAACACTCTCGACACACATTTTGCCGCTAGATGTGCTGCGGGCCACCTTCACGGAGTGATATGGCACCTCGACCTCTACACCCTCAGGACCGATCTGCATCGACATCTCTGTCTTGCGCTCAAGAACCTCTAAACCTTTTTCTTGTATAAGTAAGCCCAGCTCCTGATCATTGAGATTCGTTAGGTCATAGACCTCTTGCTCTTCGTAATCGTCCCAATAGACCTTTACAACACCGCACTTCTTCACCAGTGCGTCATGCATCGCATCATTGAGCACCCGATATCCATTTAGCTCAGAAAACTGATAGTGCATATACTTTGTGGCCTGCTCCGCCACCTGCACGTCTTCTGGTCCCCGGGGAACGTACTCAACGGGCTTGTCAGTCGATAGAAAGACACGCATGAGGGATGGCTTTACAGCGCGCACAGTATCACGGACCTTTGTCGCAACAATCGAGCTGCGGCCGTCTTCTTCGCCGATATCCACCGCGCCGTCAAAGTAGCGCTGCGCTTTAATGCGCTCGTCAGAAATCTCTGAATCTACAAAATCAATCGCCTCTGTTACCGCGTCTCTGACGATTGACTCTACGTCGCCAGCATCGAGTTTCCGTAATGTCATCTGTATTCCTCACCCAAAATGCCGCCGACGTTGCCACCGACTTGCACAGCACCCTGCTGTCTTATGCCATGACCAAGCCTAGCTGATGTTTGTCTGATGATTGGCGTAATTCGCTCTGCAAGCGTTTTGTCTGTTAAAGCGTCTCTCACCATGCCGGGAGATTCGTTCATTAGGACGCGCAGAATTTGTGCGTGCTGCTCTTGCGTAAGCTCTGGTGCTGCAGATGCCACCATCCTTTGCAGCGCTTGTACGCCAGCCTGCGCAGCACCAACCATATTCCCAGTCGCCAGATTAGCCGCGACGTTCACGGTCCCGGTTCCAATTTGCGATGCGGCGTCTTGCATTGGCTGCGTTGAGCTTTGCCCTTTAAGGTACTGAGCCAGCTCCTCCGCCCCGCGAGCCGTTTCCAAATCTCGCTGCAAAGTAGGCAAGTCTGCCTCTGGGAAAACAACCCGAAGCTTAGCACCCATGCGATTTTCGCTCGCAAACTGCGCCATCGGCGCCTCCTGCGCTCTCAGCTTGTTTCTAATTGCGGACATAAAGCCTGCACGGAAAGCAGCCTCGGTCTCAGGCGATAAATCTTCAACCATGACCTCAACGTCTTCCAAGCCTTTGCCGAGCGCGCTTCTGCCATCCTCGAACGCGTCACTACGTTGTCGACGAACAGCGGCAGAATTGATTACGCTTTCGACTGAGCGACCACCGTCTGATCCGTCATACGTTCTATAAAACGCATCCTGCAGCTCGTCTCTAATCGAGGCTACTGAGGTGCCAACGGTTCCCTGACCACCGCGGAATAACGCGTCCGACTGGTCACGCAAAACTCGACGTGCAGTTTCTACGTCCATCATATCGAGCGGACGTGTCGCTTCGTAAAACTTAGTTTCTTTGCTGCGCTTAAACAGGGGCGGCAAACCTTCTGCCCTACTTATCTTATTCAGGTCAGCGATTACCTGCGGTACACGATTTGCCGCATCCTCTACCAAAAACTTCAATTCATCAGGTACGATTGTTCCCTTTGGAAACGCTTCAGCGTAATCACGCCTTTCAAGCAGTCGTAGCTCCTCATCGGATCTTTTAAATGCCGCACGTAAATTGTCGTCAAGCCTTAAATTGTCTGGAGTAAGGCCTTTTCGCATAGTTCTCTGCGCTTGCACGCTGGTACTGCGCTGCCGATTTTTTGATTTCTCTACAGCTCTTGCGCCCTCTGCGCCACTACGCTGCGTATAGACCTTTACAGCCGCTTTCAGCGTTTGATTTTCCGCCATAATACGGCCAGCAGCTACGTCCTCGACGATTTCATCCACAGACTTTCCAGTGGACTCAGCGAGCCTGCGCAGCTCCGCATTTACTATGCTCGATGCACCGTTGCCAAACATATTTTTTGCAATGTCTACAACGCCGGAACCAGCGACACCCAGTATTGGGCTAACAATCATCCCTGTCGCAGCTCCACCGACAAAGCCGCCAGCAGCCTCTTTTGCTGACTCAGCATTTGAATAACCGACACCGGCTAGACCACCTTCAGCAGCTCCTACCTTCGCGAGTCGCGCGCCACGAGCTAATGCGCCACCACCACTAACGGCTGCACCGGAACCAAAAGTCAAAATCGCCGGGATAATTGCACCAGCCAATTCTGTTGTTAATGCGGTTCCGGGGTTTGCCTCTTGCCACGCTTTAAGCTCTGAGCGGACGCGATTTACTCGATCATCGTACCCTTCACCACCGGGGATGATTGCCGTGATCGCAGCTTCTATTTCATCACCAAAGCCAAAAGTCGCGCCTTGAAAGGCACTGCGCGCATAGTCTTGAGGCCTGCTTTCTGGGTAGATGGCAGCCATTGCATCTCGGCTTGGCTGAGATCTTTGTAACGCTCTTGCAGCCCGCTCTTCTGGTGTCATCTTCGTACGTCGCCTTTTGTAAGCTCGAGCCATTCATCGAGGATCTGCTGATCATTTAGACTGTCACTGCGGCCTTGCTCATAAAAATCAGCAAGCGTTAAGTATTGGCCTTGTACCTGCGTAACACTGGGTATGCTCAAATCGTACTTAGAAGCTTGTTTGCGCGTTGCTAAGTCTTTGGTCGTATCGTCAAAAGTGATGTTTTCGTTAACGTAATTACCTATGAGAACATCGCGGAGGTTGCGCGAGCGTAAATACTTAAGCTTCATTGAAAACGCTTCTGGTGTATCACCCAAGCTTGGCAAAAACGACTTGCTGAATTGCGCGTCAAAATCCGTTTGCGGACCTTTGTTCTTGCGAAGCTCTTCTGCCACCAGATTGTTTGTAAATGCCTCTAATTGCTGCGCGTTTCCAAGCTGTGTATCGTCGACCGGCACGCCCAAACTAGCTGCTAACGAACGAACTGTTGCCTTCGTTTGCTCAAACGGACCTGTTGCAACAGTACCGCCCAACATCTGCAAATAACCAAGAGCTTGCAGGCTATTAGATGCTGTGCTGGCAGACGTAATGTATTTTTCTAGGTTCCCTGTCAGCGCCTTGTTTTGTGGCGTTCCAAGATCAATAGTTGTCGTTGGTCTTGCGAGCGTCAAGAATTCATTCAGCCCGCCCTCATTACCTTCAGCCTTCCATAATGCATATTGCTGCAATACCGCCGGGGCTTGCTTAGGATCGCGAAGCAAGTAGGACATCACAGCAGTGCTGAGTGTTGGCTCTTTCTCTACCAGCGCTGCGAGATCCGTCATGCCTTGGTTGCGCAAGTAATCTACGGTCGCGTTACCAATGCGCTGCTCTGATTGTGCATTCTGTCGACCTTGCACAATACCCTGAGAGCGATTGAGCATAGCTTGCTGAAAAGCTGGATTTGGGTTGAGTGTCATGTTGTTCATGGACGCCGCCATCCGGGCACGCCATGCTGGATCTCGCACTCGGTCACCGATAGCTGCGCCCACACGATTCATAAACGTAGGCTCTGGCGGCACATTGCGAGCTGCTTGCGCTGCTGTCGCTGCCTCTACCTCCGCCATACCTCGTCTGAAGTTTTCGCGTGCTGGAGTGCCCTGCAAGTTAGCCATCTTCTGCATTTCGACATTGATAGCCTGATTTTGGTTTGGCGGCATACCGAGCCTCGCCATTAAGCCTTGCTGGCTTGCCATGTTCTCGGCTTGCGCCTTTGCTAGACGACGGCGCTCCATTTCTTCCTGCATTGATAAAACAGCAGGGCTTACTGTGAACGCTTTTTCTAACTTGTCTTTAATGCCATCCATTTTTGTTGGGTCCATTCCATACATACCAGAGCCTGCGGGGCCCATTGGTATAATGGCGGGCTGTTGCAAAAGTCCACCATTGGCATTGATAGGCGCTGGCGCTACAGTTTGCAGTGGACTCATTGACCCTGCTGCCCCTGCCATTGCTTCAGCTCTTGCACGCATCTCTTTGCGCTTCTCTTCGTCTTCAATAAAGAAGTCTAGGATGCCAAACCCTTCTTTCTTTGCTGGCGCGCCGCCGCTAGGGGCCGGTGATGGTGATGATGTAGAAGCTGAGCCAGCCATTACAGTGCACTCAATCCGAGGGTTAGATAGTCAAACAAGCCGGGCTGACGCGATGTAGTCTGAGACTGCGGTGTCGGTGTTGCACCCAAAGCTTGCGCCATGTAGCTAAGCGACTGCGCAGGGAAGTTTTGATAGCCCTCGTATTGGCCTCTGGCTCTATCGAAGATCTGCTGCTGCAGCATTTGCTGCATAGTGCCCTGAGTCATTAGCTGGTTATTGACGGTGTTACCCATATTAAACGCTTGGTTAGCTAGACCGCCCATCTGGTTAGCAGCACCTAAACGCAGGTTTGCGCCGGTCAAATCGGCGCCTTGGTTAGCAAGGTCAGCGTTGAGTCGATTGCCGATATCCTGCATCGCCATTTGCTGTGCATTCTGGAAGCCACCTAAGCGTAAACCTGAAGCCATCCTAGCTGCTTGCTGTAAAGCTGCCTCATTAGCTTGAGACTCTAAAATAGCGCTACGTGAGCCGCCGAAAGCACCCGCTTGCTGCGCTTGTGCTGCGAGCTGGTTGCCTTGCTGCTGAGCATACTGGCCGATGTCTTGCAGGCTCTGCTGAACGACCTGATTTTCGAAGGGATTGTAGTAAGCGCTGAGATCGGTGTTTGCTACTTGACCGGCCTGCACCTGCTGTGGGTTGTAACCCATGCCCATTGCAGTGCCTGCCATTGCCGCACTTTGCCCACCTGCCGCTTGTTGGTAAACGCTTGGCTGACCACCTGCGCCACCGCCCTTGCCGCCTGTCGATGGCTGACCACCTTGAGCGCCTTGCGCCTGACCTCCTGCTGGAGCTGCTCCTGCCATTAGACTTGTCCTCCTGATCCGGGCGGCATCCCGCCACCCAATGGTCCCGTGGGCATACGACCACCTTTGCCGCCGCCACCGGGCACTGGGCTATATGGTCCGTAGGGCCCTTGCGCATTGCTTGCTAATGGACCGCTGAAGTTTTGCGTGTATTGGTTGTACTGCGCCGGGTTATTGGCAGCAAACTGATCGACGGCACCTTGGAATAGATCTCCACTGCCGTAGCCCATCATGCCGTTACCGAAGTCTTGCGCCTGCGGCATACCAGCCATTGCATCCATCGGTGCCCCAAGCCCAAAAGCCGCCGCAGCATTTGCAGTGTTTTGAAATGCTTGCGTCTGCATTGGATTGAACGCAGCGACCTCAGGACCGTAGTACGGCATATAACCGACCCCTGCCAGCTCCTCTGCGCGCGCAAGATTACGGCGTGCAGCGTCTTCGATGTACTGCGGTATTTCGACGTTTGTGCTTTGGCTTCCGCCCTTGCCACCTGACATATCAGATATCCTTAGTTAGTACGGTAAAGGTTTCCTTGTAACCCTTATCCTTTAAAACTTTTGCCCAACCTCTTCGGCCTGCAATACTCATTCCAGAGCACCCGTTCACTTTTGCAAATTCAACAGCAGAGCTGTCCATGTCAACAATCTGATCAAGCTCCCCGGCTGCTAAAAAAACGTGAAACACTTTTTTCCCGGGGTACTGAATAATCTCCGTAATCGCGCATCCTTTCGGCGCAGGCCAGAACTGCATGGTTCCTTTAATGACACTATCGATGATGTCATGCATAGTATGTGTACCATCAGCTCTTTCTAATGCTGCCTCTATCCACGGCTTGCAGCGATACAACTCATCAATCAAGTTAGTCAATTATATCACCTATGGACTCGAATAATTGTTAAAGTAGTCGCCGGGCACGCAGGCTCGTCTGAAATACCGTCTGCAGCAAACGCTTTGAGGCTGCCACTAGTGCTGTCACACGCCGTCGCTACTTCGAGGTAATCATCTGCATCTGCCTCGATAATTACCGCTCTACTAACGACCGTGGTCTCCCCATTACCATGCAAAGCTGCGCGCATTGTGCTGCCGCTGAGGTTGCTACCATTGACCTTAGGCCAAAACGCAAACTCCAAAGTGCTCGCACTGCTGCTAAATATTTGCGCAGAGAAGCTCACAAGGTAGTGTCCCGGCTCGTCAAACGCGATCTGAGAGCCGCTTTGTGTCAGACCATGATTTGCACTATCGCCCGTGTAAGTTAGCGTGTACGTCGTGTTAGCAGCCGCATACGCGTAATCTGAGGTAATTTGAAAGTCACCGTGACCGTCAGCAAGCACAATTTGTTTGAACACGCCCCCAGAACTAACCACCGGGTACTTTTTGCTGTTATCCCATAAGATCATGCCGTCATCGGCAGCAGTGTTGTTTCCTTCCTTCCACTGCAGCAAAGATCGCACGCGGTTAAGGTACTGCACGAGCAGCTCCCCCCATCCTTTCCACTCTGGACCTGTTGGTGGGGGTGCAAAGCTCATCTATTGCCACCCGGGATCACGTTGAGGCGCTGCACACCAAAGCGCCAGTTACGCAGCTCAGTGCCATTCACACGCATTCGTACCTGCCGACCGCTAAATCGAGTCGTCACTGGGTTTGCCGTATCAAAGGGACCATGTGTGCTTTCTGCGCCATTAGGGTAGAAGCGCGTTTTAAATGTCAGCGTAGCATCTCCCTGATTTTTCTCGTCGGGAATGATCTCGTTTACCTTGAATACATTGTGCCCAAAGATGATCGGACCAGACTCGGCAAACGGCGCGTTACCGTTATGATCAAAGCCGTTCTCATGGTTATAAAACTTGCCAGAAGAATCGAACATAATAGGGTGACGCAAAACGCCAGCGTCAAAACCAGAAGTGCGATCAAGAGTGCCAATATTCCAGTAGCGCTCTTGGTAATTAAAGACAACGTAGCGATCATTTTCGACACTGCCTCCTGACGGATAAAACCACCATACTTCTCCAAACTGCGCGTTATTCATTGCAGTTACTTTGGAGCGTTGGTCATTGTTAATGTCGGTAAAAACGTAATCCAACACATCACAGGGCAATTCTTGCACGGCGCTACCGTTGTAGAAGTAGAAGCTCTTTGCGCCCATCCAATAAGCGCCCTCCATATGCGAAACGCACGCGTGACGGGAGATAGCACCGCAGTCAGTGCCCACACGATCAAAGCTGAAGACGAGTTGAGGGCCGATATAGTTAGCTACGTGAGCGTCTGTCGTTGTGAGAATCAAAGTGCGACTTCGCAGCCGATGGCCGCTTAATATCTCGCCGTTGCTTTGCAGCTCAAAATCACCAGCTTCGTTTGTTGCCGTAGGGGTCCAATCGGTGTTGTTTTCCTTGTCGCACCACTGAACTTTACGCGGATTGCCTCCAGCGCCTAATGCAAACAAAAACCGCTCCCCGGTTACCACTAACGAAAGATTATTGACTGGCGCGTTGCTGATTTGTGCAGCAGCCGTGTTAGCGTCTAGCTGCCACTCATACAGCTTGCCATCGTCAACGGAGCAACCGACAAGGTATTCACCCCAGTTATCGAGAGCCCACGTTGTCGCCTCTTGAAATTCACCCGTAGAGGTACGCGGCGTGCCGTAATATCCCTCATTAAAATTAGCTGCACCGAAACCAGAGCGCCGAGAAGCGTCTTGGTTGCCGGCGGTAAATCCTGACGGAGTAATGTTAGTTACGGCATTGTTGGCACTGACGTAATAAAGATGTGCATACGTGCCGACCGCCATATTAGTGTTGAAAGAATTGTCGATCCACGCGATAACACCGCGCACCGGCTTGTCGAGCAGTGTTAGCTTAATCTCAACCACATCGCCAGCGTCACAGCGCTGGATAAAAACCACGCTCTTAGTGGAGAGAGTAATTGAATACGCGCTCTCTGGTTGCAAATTGCCATTTTTAAATACCGAGATTTGTGTATCACGATCTGGATTAGTAAGTGTGTATGTGAACGCTTTTTGATCAGCAGATGCTGTAAAGCTTTCAGTAGTGCCATCCTTAACACGCTCCTCCCATCCACCGATAGGCATGAGAGATCCATTCCGCCATCTTACTAAATTAACGTCGCGCCAGCGTCCGGTACCCTCAAGATCAGTACCGTGCCGGTAAACTCCCGCGGCAATGTCTACAGACTGATAAGGCATAAAACCCCCTACGCTGTGCGTTTCCACATATACACGACGATGTATGGCTGTACGATGCTGTGCGCGTCACCACTACCGACCTCAGACGACTTACCTAAGGTTGCGGCTGTGCTTGTGCCATGAAGCTCGTACTCTTGGTCGTGAGAGCCGGTGAGGTCTCTTTTTGCCACCTGATTGCTAGAGGCTAGGGCGGAGTTGCTATCTACGTCAGCAATTAGCTTGTGGTGGTGAGCTGGTAGCTCTGCCTCTGTTAAGGTATGCGTTTTTGAGCCGCCGGTTCCTTCTGCTGTATCGCCAGCAACGTAGCCGGGTTTGTGCTGCTGCTCGCATTCATATAAATAGAGCCAACCGGATAAATTTCAGCCGTCGTTGGCAGAGCGTCAATTTGCGCCTGTATCCCAGAGGTAACCCCGGAAACGTAATTTAATTCTGCCGCTGTAGTGGTTACGCCATCTAGAATATTTAGCTCTGCGGTGGTGGCCGTGACGCCGTCTAGCAGGTTTATTTCTGTGGCTGTAGCTGTCACACCATCGAGCGTGTTCAACTCATCGGTAGTAACCGAGGCGCCGTCTAAAATATTAAGCTCAGCCGCAGTCGACGTTACCGCAGTGCCACCAACCTCCCACTGGCCTTCTGAAAGGTTTGGCTGTATCGGGGTAGTGCCATCTAACAAGCCGTCGATTGAATCAAAGTTGTTGTTTAACTTTGTGCCCCAAGTGTCCTCGGAGGCGCCAACTTCTGGCTTTGTTAATAAATACGTTGTTG